TAGCAGTAGTTGCATTAACTATTATTTTTGATATAGTACCTATTTTAGCTATAGGGATATTTAACCAACCGTCCCCAACTACAATACCAGTAAATTCTTTTTCTATTTTTCCTATTACTGATAATGTTTCATCAGTGTATTGGTCACTCACTACTTTATTTCCAACTATTTCAAATCTCATATTTACCGACATTGATTATACCTCTTCTCTATAGTTAAACTTTTCTCTTTTATATTGTTTCTTATTACTTTGAACTTTAGGTTTTTGTTGCACGAGTGTACGAGAAAACTTAGCAAGTATCTCTTCTTTCCTATTTAATTTTAAAGTAAATGCTTTCATAATTATTAGTAATAAAATAATAGAAAATTAAATTACTAATAATTATATTGATAAATGAGGTCTTGCTTTAATTAGATTCTGGTAGGCGTTATTTTTCATAATAGCTATATCAACTTCTTCTTTAGAAAATCTTCTATCTTCTTCTTGCATAATTGTTATAGGATGTATATTAGAAACAAATGCTCCATATAATGCATTAGCCAAAGAGTCACTTACGTCTTTTGCAAATAAACCTGATTGTGAATTCTCCCAATCCCCATTATAATTATTTGTAACTTTACCAATGGGGTGATCTATTTTATCTTTTCCTGAATCTGATTTAACTACCATAAGACACTGTAAATTGTTTCTTAAGAATATATTTCTTCCTGCTTTTACTAGTCCATTAGAAAGAGCCGTTAATAACACTTGATATGCAGTTACATCTCTATCAACAGATTGTTTAATTACCTGAACTCTATTTCTTTCGAGGAATTGCTTACTAGATTCACTTTGAAATGTATCTATATATAGAGCATAAATAGGAAGAGACGCTTGAGTAATTAAATCTATAAGTAAGTAAGGAACAGCTTCTAAGTTAATTCCTTTTTCTTTTCCTATAATAGCACAACTCATATCTACTACATAGACAGTTTCTTTTTTCTCTATATCGAATTCTTTATGAAGTATAGTAATTCCAGTAGCATCTCCATGTATTGAATATGATGTGTCAAGACCTATAAATCTAGGTTCTCTTGGTGCTCTATTTATCATATAGTGATCTATATGATTTTTATGAAAGAATAAATGTTTTATTTGATTCCATAATAAATTTTCTGGCATATAAGAAGAGTCTGCTACAATAGCCCCCTCTACATTACTAAGAAAAGGATTATTAAATATATCATTGATGAGTTGAATATCTTGAATAAATTTATTCTCGGATTGAGTAGGTCTACCCGCTATATCTTTTATTTCTTTTATTAGATTAAGTTTAAAAAACTTATAAGCATCTATAGGAACATCAATAATTAAGTCCTTAGGAACATTTAGTAATTGAGAGTCTTCAGTAACTATACATGGATTGATTGTTCCATTACCCACTACTACTTTAAATGTTTCTCCTGTCTCTCGCCATATAGGAAATAAATCTGGTCTTGCATCCCACTGTGACTGCCATTTAAAGTGAGTTTTTTCATCAAATTGTAAATCATTTATAATATGTTTTTCAATCATTGATTCAGCATTATTAGCTGAAGTGTCAAGATATACAAAAGCTAAAAAGTTTTCTCTTACTGTAGAATATATCCTTGTGCTAATATTTGTATAAAGTTCGAATATCTTTTCTTCAGTAGTTCCTGCTTGCTCAATAAAAAAACCAATCTCTGAAATATAACATTGAAGTAAGTCAGATCCAATTGCTGAAATGGCATCACTATTACCTAGCTGAAGCTGAAGTCCAGAAGCTAAAGTAATTTCACCAGTGGTTGCTGCCTTACTCCATACAATAACGTCTCTTCCTAATTTAGCTTGTTTTTGTCTTACTTGTTCTTCGAACTTTACTTGTTGGAATCTTTCTGATTGTCTCATTATCTCAAACATAGGTTCAAGGTAAAGCTGTCGAGTTTTATCAAACTTAAATGAAATGAAATAAATACAAAGACGAGTAAGTGAGCTTAGCCCATAGTACATGGCAGGTTCTCGAAGATGATGGATATATACTATCGTGTACATAATCATTAATCTTGCCATGAAAGTTTTACCAAGTCGAGTAGCCCCGTACTCCACTACTTTTGTAGTTACTTTAGAGGGGTCTAATATTTCTATAAGTTCTTTTTTAATGTGCGGAAATATTCCTTGTATAACTGTATATGGTAGCCATCTGTTTTCTGGGTCCAGGAATTCTTCAATAGTTGGCGGCTTTTTATAGAAGACAATATTTTCGAGTTTGTTCTTTAGCTCTTGTCTAGTATCTTCATCAAAAAATAATTGATATACTTGTTCTTTTTCTTCTTTAGATAGTTCATTATATAACTCATTTGTTCTATCTGAAATTGACTCTTTCACTTTTTGATAATTAGACATTTGTCCTCATTTTATATTAAAATTAAAATATATAGTTTCTTATTAAATGTATATAGAAAAAATTTCAACTTTTTTCAAAATAAACAAAAAAAATGTTGCACATTTTCTGTATATGTTTTATATTAGTATTATATTTAATTAAAAATAAGTAAGTAAGTAAGGAGAAAAACAGATGGCAGAATACACAATACAAACAGAAGGTCCTTTAGTAGTAGTAACTATATCAAGTGATTTCTTTACTTGGGTAAGTAAGACAAGAACCTTTGTTACTGAGTTATCAGACTTGCCTGAAGAGTTATTAGACTATATGAATCTTAAACAAGGATTCTATATTAAGTCTGAAAGAACAGGCATATCAAAATATTTTTCTTTCTATAAAAGAATTCTTGATCCTTTCGATGGGGTTGATATTGAATCTTGGGAATATCTGTCAGATGACAATATTCGATGCACACTATTTAATGATTAAGGGGGAAATGAAAATGGACCCTAAATTAGCTAGAGTTAGTATTAAAAAAGATAAACTAGTAAAAGTTATTATTGAATGTAAAGAATATAAAATACTTAATAGTATGAATGATAAACTTATAGAATATAATAATGCTGGAGAATATGAAGCTTATAATGACCTTATTGATTATATAGAAGAGAATTATACTCCTATAGGTCATATGTCTAATATATATTATAGAAAATAAGAAGTTTTGTAACTAATAATAGAAAGAGGTCAACAAATGAAACGATATGAACCACATAAATTCGAAGAATACTTTAAAGAAATTTTACACGATTATCAAGGTTATAATGTCTATGATACTGAACACTCAGTATCTAGATATAAAGAGAGAGTTGGTAAGGATATATTCCTTTATATGAAACTTCTTAAAAAAGGAATAAACTGGATTGTAAACAATAACAAAGAAAATGTTGAAGATAGATATATTTTTGTCTCTAAGAAATATGGATTTGGTATACAAGTAGAATGGAGAAAGGATAGAGTTACAAAACAATTTAATGGTTATAGTGCTACTTCATTTTCTAATAATGAAATGGAATTTTTCACTAAAGGAGATAAAGAATTATTTCTCGAACAACTCTACTTCGAAGAATCAAAAGAGAAAGCATTAGACAGAGTAAATAATGGTTACTATAGATATGGATTTACAGAGGAGACTCAGAAAGAAATGGATATATGTGGATTTGATCTATATATACAGTCAGGAGAGATAAGCTATAATTTTGAGATGATAGAACTATAAAATTAACAAAGGAGAAATACGATGGCAATCAGGGACAAAGATGATTTAGGAAAAATAGTTATAGACTTGACAGGCCCTCAGGGAAATGCTTTTTACATTATGGCAGTAGCTCAGAAATTGGCTAAAGACCTAGGTTATAGTACAGATCAAATTCAAAAGTTATTAGCTGATATGAAGTCTTCAGATTATAACAATTTACTATCAGTTATTGATAAAGAATTTGGAGAATTTATCGTTTTCTATAGATAGTAACTTTTTTCAATACAATTCAAAAAAGTTATTGATTTTTTTAATGTATATATTATTATATATTTAAATTAAGGAAGGAGAAATAATTATGGGAGCTTGTAATTTTGGTACAACCTCAATAGGTAAATTTAAAGATGCACGAGAAGCATATGATACTGCTTGCAAAGAGGCGGTTGAATACAGTGGTCATCGAGATGGTTATAATGGGACAATTAGTACAACACGAGGATTTAAACTTATAACAACTGCCCCTAAATTTGGAACAAAAGCTTTTCAAGAATGGGAGGATAAACAACTCGATACGCTACAAAAATATGGTCATTGTATTGCCATTGAAATTACTGGGAAAATTTTTAATGAAATGAAAAAACGAGATTTCTCAGGAAAAAAAGGAATCAAAGCTTTTTACTTTTTTGGTTGGGCTGCAGAATAAAAAATTAAATTAGGAGAAACCACAAATGAAAAATAAAAAATATCCATATTTAGGAATAGGAAGTGAAGGTTCAGTGGTCTGGTTTACTGAACCAGACGTAGGATATGCTATAAAGCATGATTTGAGAATAGGTACTTTCTATACAGAATGGAGTGAACGTGAATTTAAAAAATTCAGTCTGAGGTATTTAATAAATAAGTTATTTAAATAAGGAGAAACACCATGGCAAAGCAAGTTGAATTGATAATGTGTACAGCAGAGAATAATAATAAGTTCTACAGAATGACAGAAGATGGAAATAACTTCATAGTTAAATATGGTAGAGTTGGACTTACTGAAATAACTGTCAACTATCCAATGTCACAATGGGATAAGAAGTATGCTGAGAAAATTAAAAAAGGATATAGAGACATTACAAGTCTTAAATCTACTATTACAACTACTACTCTTAAAGACATAACAGATTCTACTATAATGAAATTACTCTCTGATTTACAGAGCTACTCAAAAGCTTCTATATTAGAGAATTATACAGTTTCAGCAGAACAGGTTACTGAGGCTCAAATAGATAAAGCTCAAGAGATTCTAAATGAAATAGCAGATATGCTAAAGAAGAAAACAATATCTAATCCCTCAATTGATAATAAGCTTACAGAACTCTATACAGTTATACCAAGAAAAATGAAAAAAGTTCAAGACTTTATTCTTAACGGAACTGGAGATAAGGCAAAAGGAAAAGCAATACTTGAAAGAGAACAGGATGCAATAGACATAATGAAAGGACAGGTAAGTATCAATTCGGCATCAACAGATTCAGATAAAACTTTAGAGGATATACTTGGAGTTAAAATTTCAAAAGTAACAGATAAAACAGAAATTGATAAAGTAAAAGAAATGATGGGAACTGAATCAGGTAAATTTAAAAATCTATTTGAAGTTACTCATAAAGTATCAAGAGATAAATTTGAAAAGCAGAGAAAAGAATCAGTTAAACACTGGACTAAGTTAATGTGGCATGGTAGTAGAAATGAAAACTGGTTAAACATATTGAAAACGAGTTTATTGATAAGACCTACTGGAGCAGTGCATACTGGATCAATGTTTGGTGATGCAATCTATATGGCGGATAAATGTAAGAAAGCATTGGGTTATACAAGTCTATCAGGAAGCTATTGGGCAAAAGGAAATTCTAAACAGGGATTTATGGCATTATATGAAGTTAATACTGGAAGGGAATATAGAATAAAAAAACATGAATCATGGATGTATCAATTAAGTTTTAAAAAGTTAAAAGAATTAGGGGAGTATGATTCTGTATTTGCTCAAGGAGGGGCTGATCTCATAAACAATGAACAAATGATTTATAAATCTGAACAGTGTACAATAAAATATTTGGTAGAATTGAACTAAAAGTAACTATAAGGAGAAAGAATAAATGAAACTCACATTACAAGAAAAAATGAATTCTAGATTTACTACAAATAGCTTAACATATTTTATGAATACATCGGGGCACTATAAGAGAAAGTTACAGGGCACACCAGATAATAAAGCTGTAAGTGTAACTGAGGCAGAATATCGTACGATGAAAGAAGGGTATTATTTGGAAAAGAGTGAAAATTAAACTGTAACTTTTTTGAAATCAATTCAAAAAAGTACTAGACTTAAATGTACTGTTATATTTAATTTTATTTAATTAAAAAGTAGTTATAGGAGAAATAATATGACAGACAAGGAAAAAATTGTTGATAAAATCAGAAAACTTTTAGCTCTCTCAGAAAGCCCCAATGAGCATGAAGCAATGCTAGCTATGGAGAACGCTAATAAACTTTTAATGAAATACAATCTAGAAATGTCAGATGTTAGTGAATCAGTTGATCTAAATAATATTATTGAAAATAATATTCTATCAGGGATGAAATTAGCTTCTTTCAAAACTAATTTACTATCAGCTGTAATGAGATTAAACAATTGTGAAATAATAATTCACAATAGAATTAGAGGAGAAAAGACAATCAAAGCCTTAGGGAAGAGACATAATATTGAAGTAAGTGTTTCAATGTATGAGTATTTGAATTCTACACTTGATAGACTTTCCTCAAAAAGAGACAAGAGATTAAACTCTCTTTCCTTTAAACTTGGGTTTGCTCATTCTATTAGCCAAAAGGTTGATGAGATTTTAAGAGAAAGAAATAAAAAACAAAATGAATTTGACACACAGTGTACTGCTCTTGTAATTCAAGAGAAAGCGTTGGTTAGAAATTTTATAAAACAACAATATCCAAATTTAAGAACAATATCAACAAGTGCATCTGTAAGTGACAGACAGGGTTATATGGCTGGTAAAATGGCAGGAGATTCAGTCTCACTTAATGGACAAATAAAGTAAGGAGTAATACATGAGAAAGTATGAGCGGTACAAAGAAGCAAGTATACTAGGATACAAAGGCAGAAAAATTATAGATACTGCTCACTCCATTGAGAGACTAATTGATAAAACTAGATTCATAAATTTAGATAAGGATCAAGTCATTACTGTTATAAATAATGGTATGAAAAAGATCGTAGATAATTATAAAGATGAAGATACTACATATGGTATATGGTCTAAATCAACTGGTATATGTGTTATACTCGAATGGAGAAGAGATAATCAGAACAGGGGAGATAAAAATAATCATGCTATTATTGTAACTCTTCCCCCTATTAAGAAAAACTTTAAAGATTTTCATACTAAATCAGGGGACATTAGAATTATTGTAGAGAGCTATTTACATTCTTATATAATGAAATTAGTTCAAAAAGAAATAGGTTATAGTGCTAATGAAATTCAAACAATTAAACTGAACGAAAATGTCACTGTTACTTATCATGAAGGGGAACTTTGGGATAGTGGTATAGCATATTGTATTGAAGTTGAATAAAATATAAAGGAGAATATAAATGGAAATATTAGAATTAACAAAACAGTTTATAGAAGAGATAAACAAAACAAACAGCAGTGTAGATAAAAAGGAAGTACTCCGACGGTATCCGGATATGAAAGAAATGTTAGAAGTTGTTTACAATCCTTTTAAAATGTATAATGTATCAAGTGATAATTGTAAAAAGAATAAAACTCTCATAAATAAAAAAATAGGAACTATATTCGACGTACTTGAGGATCTAAGAACTAGAAGAGTAACTGGGCACGATGCTATTGCTGTTGTAAATGGTTTTATAAGTTTGAATCCTCAATATGAAGATACCATTTATAAGATCCTTGATAAAGATCTTGAATGCCGAATTGGAGATAAAATTATCAATGATGTCTATCCTGGACTAATCCCTACCTTTAATGTCGCGCTGGCTAATAGCTACCAAGACGTTAAAAACAAAGTTGATCTTATAAAAGAGGATTATTACTCTGCTAAGAAAATAGATGGTTGTAGATGTCTATGTGTAATTGATAACACAGGCGATATAAAGTTTTATAGCAGACAGGGGAATGAATTTGAAACTCTCGGAGTTCTGAGAAAAGAAATTCAGACGATGAATCTTAAAAATGTTGTTCTTGATGGAGAAATTTGTATAGTAGATGATAAGGGCGTGGAAGACTTTCAGAGTATAATGAAACTAATTCGTAAAAAAGACTTTGATATTCCCAATCCTAAATATCTAGTATTTGATCAGATTAAGTATGATGACTTCTTTAAAGAAGAGAGTCGTACTATATTTACTGAGAGACAAGAATACCTAAGGAAGACTCTAGGACGTTATAAAGGTGCTGCTATTGAAATGCTGAAACAAACTAAGATAGAATCAATGGAACAATTTCTAGAACTTTCGAAAGAGGCAGAAGACAATAATTGGGAAGGACTCATAGTAAGAAAGAATACAATTTATAAAGGCAAACGATCAAACGACTTGCTCAAGGTGAAAAAGATGGAGGATGCCGAATACAAAGTAATAGATGTTGAGTTTGGCCCATTCAGACAAATAAACAAACAAACTGGTCTTGAAGAAACTATTGAAACTCTAAGTAATGTTATTATTGAGCATAAAGGAAATAGAGTATCAGTAGGAAGTGGATTTACATTTGATCAGAGAAGAGAATACTATGAGAATCCAGAGTTAATAAAGGATATGATAATAACAGTAAAATATTTTGAGGAGACAAAAAACAAGGAAGGATTATACTCATTGCGTTTCCCAATATTCAAAGGTATACAGGGAACTGAAAGAACAGTTTAGAATTCATAAGTAAAAGTATAGACAGCTAGGAATACTACATTTTTAGCTGTTTTCTTTTTTGTAACTTTTTGAAATTTTATCAAAAAAGTAGTAGACATTTTTGGTATATAAATTATTATATTTGTAATAAGTAGTTAAATTAAATAAAAGGAAAAATAAAAAATGAAAAAAGTCAATTCTATTTACTCCGCAAAAACAGATGTAGAAGTAATTGAGATTTATAAGAATAATTCACATTGGAGAACTAAGCAAGATATTGAAACTCACTTATACAAAAAGTATACCCCACTTTGTAAAAAATATTCTTCTAAGTATAGTTACTTACAACCAATGGAAGATAATATGCAGGATTGTTACTTCCAGATGATACAGGCTCTAGACTATGTTGACTTAAATAAAGTAAATGATCTTGAACGTTATTCATTTGGAAGTACTTTTAGCAATTATCTCTCAAGTCATTTTATTGCAGAGTATAGAAAATATATAAAAGGTAAAGATTCTATTACAGAAGAATATGTAACACAACAGGAAGAGGGTTTGAATAAAATTGAACAAGGACAAACAGAATCTCCAGAAGGGAGTATCATATTTAATATGTATAGAGACAAGTTTGAAGAAACTCTACCAGAAAAAGAAAAAAGATTATTTCAACTATTAGCAGATGGTATGAAGAAAAGCGATATAGTAGTAGAACTCGGAGAAAAACGTATGGCAAATTTGTCTTACTGGATTGTTAAGCTTCAAAAGAGATATGTTGAATTTAATAACTCAATAGGATATGAGTTTACAGTATAAGACTATTTGTAACTGACTTATAGTTTATATTATAAGTCAGATATAAGGAGTTTTAGAAATTAAGTAAGGAGAAAACAAATGTTAAGATTTAACGCTACAAAAGAAGATTCAGATTGGATTACTCAGATAGTAGATAGGGCACTTGAAAATAAAATGTTGGCTGAGAAAACTGACTTTGTTTCTCTGTCTATGGACATTGAGTTAGTACATTGTAACATCGTAAGATTGGATCTACAGAGGTTATTTGAAGCTGATAATTTTAATTTCTTTCACGATGTTATAGGTATACACAACAATCTTGATAGAAGAACTGTAGATTTTTTATACGCATTTCTTCCAAGATTCGCTATTATTACTGAATAAAAAGTTTTAAAAAATCTAAATCTTATTTATATTATATATGAGTAAGATTTAAATAAGGAGAAAATTAAAATGATAACATTATTTGATATGAGCCAAAATAAAAAAGATTATTTAATAGTTAAGCTGCTCAAAGAAAAATATCTGACTGATATTATTATTGCTTCAGATGGTCTTGAACATTATGCAAGACTTGAAATGACCTTTGAAGATTACTTTAATATGAAACTAAAGGAGTTTAACGAGAAATGAAGTGTATACATTATCATATATGCGTAAATAGTTTTAACTTATTATGTTCAGATGCTAAGTGTTCTTTAGTTAAACAAGAACAGAAAAAAGAAGATCACGTCCGATTAGAAGCAGTAAGACAAATGTTAGATGAATATAAAAGAAATGAAGGAATAGCCAGTTTTTTAGATAGAAATTTAAATAAGGAGTGTTAATTATGACAACGGAGAAAGAAAGACCAACTACAAGAGAAATTTTAATAGAAAATATTATTGATGACTTAAACGGGAGAACAATTCCAGAAGCAATAAAATTTCTTGATTTTATATATAAAGAAAATTGTAATGGTAGACAAGATCAATATGAAAAAATATTTCTTGATATAGATTGGGAGACAGAACTTTTAAAAATATCTTTCACAAGTTTCCGAGGGGCATGCTAATCGAACCGATGAAGAAAAAGCTGAGACTTTAAAAAAGTATCAAGCTTGGTGTATGAAAGAGTTTGGAGTAACTTATAATCCGATAGCTTTAAATAGTATGCATGAGCATAATAGAAATTTATCCATAGAAGATAAAAAATTGAAGGAGATTAAGAAGGAAAAAACATATATAAAAAATAAGTCACGTCATTGTAGGATATATTCTATTTCGCATAAAGCCACATCACTCTTTATAGAAATTGATAAGTATTTTAACTATAAATATAAATTTGAGTTTTGTATTTATGATAGAGATAATAGAAAATATGTAAAGAGGGAGAGGGGTGTCTATATCGGTGACCTTAGACTATCAAAAAATAAATATAGATTTTTCGACTTCTATTTTAAAAATAGTAACGAAATTAGAATTGCTATAGAATTTGATGAGTATGGGCATAATTCTCCTAAACAAATTGAAGCAGATTTACTCAGGGAAAAAGAAATATTTATTAAAAAACCTGATTTATATTTATTTAGAATACCTGAAAGTTATTATGATAATAATTTTATTATTATGTTTGACGATATTACAAAATTAATTGAAAACCCAGAGTATAAAACAAGGTTAAATTATGACTGTTTAACAAAACAAATACAAAATAAAAAGCCCTATAAAATTTTATAGGGCTTTTAAATTTAATCTACTTAAATATTAAAGAGACTGTAGTTGCATTAACCGAATGAATTTTCCGTTCACGACACGGCTGTCCTCAATTACACAGCTGTTACCCTCAGTTACAAAATTTGGATATCTTAAACTAGCGTCGATTTCTGCAAGAGTTCCGAATAATATACTTACATCCATGGACTCTTGTGGGTTCTTATATACAAGAAGCATTTCGTTAGTTGCTACAAGAGCTGCATCTGCTGGACAAGTAAATACTTTCATGTCTGAAAGTGTACCAGCTTGATAAACTCCATTCTTAGCATCTCCTGAAACGTCTTTCCAAAGATCATGATTTTTAAGATATGCGGTTGCTTTTGCTCCTGCAACGATATCAGTAATACCACCTCTCTTTAGATCGTCATATATAACTGCTCCAACTCTTTCAATCTCTGTAAGTACTCTTTGAGCGTGTGACTTATAACTGATTTCACCAGCTGCTGCGAAGTCTGTATCAAATGTTGCTACTGCGTTTCCAAGTGCTACACGTCTTGCTTGTGCAATCGCTCTATAATCTTTTGCTCTTGCATGTTCTTGACCAACTGCTTGTGCCATATAGTCTTTAGCATCTCCAAGACCAGTTGTCTCAAACATAATCTGAGTCATATCTGAAATTCTATATCCAAGAGGCATAGGACGTGCGTTGAATCTAGCTTTCACAAGTTCAAGGCTCATAGTACCATAATTGGTATAGTTAGTTGCATCTTCTGAGTTCCAATTGTATACACAAGTAATAGGAGCTAAATTAGCAGGTGCTACAAGAAAATTAAGAGTAATAACACCTGTAGCATAGTTAACTGTGTTAGTAAGTGCTGGATTAAGAAGTGAACCTACAAGAACTCCAGAACCATTATCAACAGCTATTTGAGCTCCACCTAAAGTGATTACAGTCTTAAAAGGAATAAGTGGTAGATAAGCCATAGGCGCAGAAACGAATGCTGTAAGTGCTCCGTTACCTGTTCCTACTGAGCCAAAATATTGTTCTCCAGAGTAGTAAGGAGACATGCTCTCATAAGATCTAGCTCCTGCAGTTGCTCCACGAACAGTGCTCTCATAAACTGATTGAATGTAGAATAATGCGTCATCAGTAGAAGTAAGTGGATATTCTGTGAATATATCTCCCCTCTTTGAGTTAGCAGCTCCAAGGAATATTGCTTTAAGCATATGCTCAGGTTTTACAGATGTTCCAAAAGTAGTAGAATAAAGATTCTCTTTCATAATCTGTTTTAGAACTTTTTCTTGATTTTCAAGCATAATAGCTGCTTTACGAATCTTAGCAGGATTCTCAGCGTATTTTTCAAGCATTTCTTTTCCAACTAAATCCATCTTAGACCATTTTGCTACACATGCTTCTCCGATTCTAGATTTAGATGCCCATTCTTGTTGAACTATCTCTTTCATTTGAGACTCGCTCATTTTTTGTCTTCCGTGTTTCATATTGTATTTACACCTTTTTGTAAATTTAATTTTTTGAATCTATACTGAAAAATCTTTATAAAGTTTTTTAAGTCTATATAATAATGTCTATTTTTTCAAACCCTAATGGATAATTTGGTTGGCTTCTTGTAGCTCACTTTCTTACTTTATGAATCAAGTCTCTATACTTTCCTATTTGTTTCATTTTATTATTAGTAAAAATAATTTTAAAAAATATTCTTACATTTATTATTAGTAAGAATACTTTTTAAAACCCCCTCCATTTCTAGAGGAGATTTACTAAGCTAATTAAACAGTGAACTTATATTTTGTAAACTCTTGTTTATTACTCTGAGCTGATTCTTTTAGTTTGTGAACATCATTACCAAACTTATGCTCAAACATAGATACTTTCTTAACAGCTTCTAGAAGTGATCTTGATTTAAGAACTGCTTCTTTAATATCTCTAATAGCTGGTTTAGTTTTAGAAATTGCTTTGTAATATTCAACAACTTCCTTTACTGGTGCTTTAGACTCTTTAACTGATTTTTTCTTAGATGCTTTTTTAGCTTCTAATTTTTTAACCTGAAGTCTTTTCTTACGTCTAAGAGCTTCTTTTTTAGCATCTCTTACAGCAGCCATTTTGTCGTCGTCAGACTCTTCTTCGTCGTCTTCTTCTTCTTCAAGTTCTTCATCTTCTTCGTCTTCATCATCGTCATCAGACTCTTCTAATTCGTCTTCATCTTCTTCGTCTTCATCTTCATCGTCAGATTCTTCAAGAGCACCATCTGAAATTTCATCAGCGTCATCGGAATCTTCTTCCATTTCATCTTCTTCGTCTTCATCTTCTGATTCCATGTAGAAGTCATCTTCATCCGCAAATACATCATCAATATCAGATTCGTCTACAAACTCATCATCTATAATCATAGTGTCATCTACAAACTCGTCATCTACAATTTCATCATCAAATTCATAATCAAATTCTTCTTTCAAGGTTTTCTCAAGTCTTTTAATATGGCGTTCTGCTACTTTAAGTTGTTTTGAGAGTTTACTATTTTTATTTTTCATTTTACCTCGTTCTTCTTTGAACCTTGCAATATCTTTATCTCTAAGTATTGTGTCTTCTTCAAAACATTTAATATCTTCAGACATAAGCTTAACATCTTCTTTAAGAGCTTCAATAGATTCAATAAATTTTTTAATGTCTGATTCCATTAGCTTTCTATCAGATTCAAATTGATCAAGGTCTTCTGACATAAGTTTAATTGTTTTTACAGTATCTTTATCATTTACTTTTTCAACAATTTTTGAAGCTTTTTCTAGATTCTCTTTTAAAACTTTTATAGTATTACATGAGGCTTCATACTTTTTAGTCATGCTTTCAAGAGTTTCTTTTGATTCCTTTAGCTCTTTTTGTGCTTGTTCTTTTTGCTCATGTAGTTTACTTTGAATCTGTGTAATTGCTGTGTCTACTTGTGCAATTTGTTCAACCATTTCAGAAGGAATTGTCTTAGAAACTTCTTTAAGCTCTTCTATAGCCTCAACGTAGTTTTCATTAGCATTCGCTTCCTTAATGGTAGCACGTATAAGATTTTTAAATGTTGATTCTGAAAATTTATCCATCTGTTTTACCTCTACCGTTTTTTCTTCTTTATAATTATTAGTAAAATTATTTTCTATAATTTTATTTTCTTTTTTTATTTCTACACTTTCTTTAATAGATTCTTCTAGATTTTCTTGTGTAGCAAATACATTCTGACTTGGCTTGCGGACCCAGTCGCAATTTTCAAACTCGAAATCTTCTGTCATAACAGTTTTGTTATCGGATTCACTCAATGTACCGAAAGCTACAGTTGAGAAACCAACTTTTCCACCGGCTCTGGCTTTCTCTAACAAAAGATTTCCAGCAGCACCTATACAATATAAATCAGCGGTGGCGATATCTTCACCGACTTTGAAGTTTTTCCAAATACCCACCGTATCAAGAACGCTACCATCTCCCTCAGCAGCGTGATCTGCTAGACAATCCGCTCCCTCAAAAGTTTTTCTTTTTTCTACTTCAGCCCATAACTCTTTAGGATAAATTCTTCCATTAGCATTCTCGGTAAATCTAGTAACAGGAACATTTTTAAGAACACCTCTACATTCATGTTGCTTACCAGTTATAGCTTCAATAAGTTTAGTTTCTACTTTAACATCTTCTATATTAGGCAAATAAGAAATACTTTCAATAAGAAGTGTCTTTCCTTTTTGTTTTGCTCTTTCTTCTAATGAAATCTTTTTATTCATTTAAATTACCCTTTATTTTGTGTTTAACTCTAATGCTATATTTTTTAATGAATCTCCTGATACTGACCTGATCCATTTAGTACTTGAGGGATTTTTAGTATCTATTAAAACTTCTAAATATTTATTTTTAGCAGAGTTAAATACAATTAGTTTCCCTTTATAATCTTCTTCCATAGTAGCTTTTCCTCTAGCACCTTTGGCATCACTTTCAAAAAATACTGAAGACATATTACCTATTTCAGAAGTTAAATCTTTTAGTAAATTAGGAAGTTTAGAAAATATTACATATACATTCCAAGAAACATTATTAGGAGGAAAGGCTTCTTCAAATTTTCTTTTATATCTTTTCATTTTAATTACCTCTTATTTTAGCAAATCTTTTGCTTTATTAAAATCATTTTCATTAGAAAATAAAAATGTGCCTGGTTTTAACTGATCCCATTTTATATTATTTTTTTTAAATCATCAATAAAATGTGTTAATTCAACTAAATCTTTAATACCGAAATCAGAAAGTTTAAATTTAAACACTGATTCTTCATATCTCCTGTATCTTTTCATATTTATAACAACCTCAATATACTATTAGTAACTAAATTTACTTTTATATTTTTTAATCTGAACACTCTCAATCATATCTTGAGTGTTATTTAGTTTTCTCCATTCTTCTTCATCTATCATTTCATCATTTTCCCAGTACTTAGCAAACTCTGACATTTTATATACCAGTTTCTTTGCTCTTGGATTATTGTTAGATGCAAGTTGTAGAATGATTTTAGCAAATTCAATTCTCATTTCTCTATTTCTAAATGTTTGAGTTTGAAGTTGCTCTATCAGGTCATTAGCTTCAATTTCATCAGCTTTAGCTTGTTCTGCTTTTAGCTTATCTTCTTCACTAATACCATCATTATCTATATCATCTGATAATCTCATATATTTGTTCATAGATATTTAGAACCTTGATTTAATATCTCTAAATAAAAGAGTATATATTTTATTTTTTAATTTATCTTTTTGTTGTAGATCTAAATCTTCATAATCTGGTCCATTTAGACATTCTTGAATACCGGTTGTTATTCCAAATCCAAGAGCTTTTATAAATTTTATATTATCCAAATCTGTATAAGAATCTACAATCTGCTGAATAACTTGCGATATAGCCTGCGCTCCATCATTTAAACTCATAATTGTTACATGCGCTTCTTTCATATCCTTCTTCTTAGGTTTCTTTTTACAGCTCTCCTTAAAATCTTCTATCTTTAATCCAGATGTAAAATCATTAATCTTAGAAAGGAATTCGTCACCATGTTTGTTGTCTGCAAATACTATTCCTTTTAATAGCTCAATAAATTTACCTTGTTCATCTTCATTACTTATATCTTTCATATCTATAAGTGCTTTTACTGCTTCTAATGTTTTAGCTTCATTATCATCTGCTTCTTTTACTTTGAATTTTGGTTCGTATCTTTTCATTCGTTTTATTCCTCTTTTATTTTCAAATTTCTTTTCCATTTTGTCTAATTCGTCGTAATAATAAGGATATTCAGTAAGATGATCTTTAGCTATTTCTTTTGCTAATTCTTCATCATCTGTATGCTCCATTTCTACTTTGACCCCTTTATCTAATTGAGACATTATATCGTCTATAGATACATTGTGTTTATCTGCTATTTGTTGACAATCAAGGTTATCTGCTAATCCGCCTTCAATTTCGTCTTCTTTAAATGGTTTATATCTTTTCATCTGTAGTGTGTACCTGCTATTCCTTTATAGTTAAACTCTTTTGCTAATAATGAATCCATTGTAACAAAATCAGTGAGCAATCTTTTGAGTGTTTTAAGTAACTTTCTTTTATTTTTACTTTCATGAGTTCTTTCTAGTTCTTTATACATGTTAACCATATTATAAAAAGACTCCATTGAAGTTGCTGCAATATTATTTCCAGATTCCTTTAATTTATATTGTTCAATTAAATTATCTAAATTAAAATCTTCTTTAAAATGTGAAATATATCTTTGCATAATCACCATATATTATTAGTATAATTTATTTCTAGAAATATCAAACATCACTCATTAAAACATTTACAAATAATGTTTTAAATTGAGAATATTGTCCAGCAGGATCGTCTCTCTGCCATTCTTTTGTATCTAGAATAGAAATATTATCATTCAATCCAATGGTATTTCTGATATAGATTGATAAACCTTGTTGCGTTTCACTTACAGCAATAAGATCACCGTGTCCTCCTGAGTTTATAAGAATTGTAAGTAGATCTAGATCACCGTATAGATTTTCACCTTCTTTACTTTTACCTAAAGGTATAAGTTCTTCCTCTTGAAATGTGTATGTTATAACATCCCATATAAAATCATTATTTGTCATATTTAGTTCCTTTTTCTTTTGATGTTAAAAACCTATCAACTCCAGTTATATGGTCTTCATCGTATCCTCGAGCTTTTAATTCATTTTTAAATTCTCTTATTGGTGCTATTTCTGCGTAATATACTTTGTTTATTTTACATTGCTTCCATGGATCTCTTATCACATATTCTGCACTCACCCAACCAGTTCCTGCTGCATCTCTATAATCTCCATCATCCCCCCTACCAGCATGGTTACCTAGATATAGAGTACAGTCTAATACATATCCTCTTGTTCCGTGTGACCTACTCATTCCTGTGTCTCCTAGATATTGTAGAGATTTTTCTATAACAGGAGCAAAATAAATACCAGCTCCTAACCCTTTAGCGACCTTCTCTACTTTACTACTTAGTGAAAACCAATATCTTAATATCATGTTAGCCGCCAAGGTACCACAGCTATGGAAAGCAGGAACAGCTACTTCTGATTCTGGTCTAGCTCCTAGAAATTCTTGAATAGCATCTAATTGCTCTTGAGATGTTACATAATCCCATTCTTTAATAATCTTAAGTCCTACATTACCATGTTTCTGAGTATTGTATTTTAAATTTATTTCAAACGATGTATCCTTTAATTCTTGTTCTGTTTTAGGTACTTCAACAACTTTTGGATCAGGGAGAGAAGCTTGAATCGTTTTAACGACATCTTTAGATATCTCCTTAAGATTATTTATGTATACTAGAAATGATTCACCTTTTTTCAATTGTTTACTAGGTAGTCTCAATTGTAAATTTTCATCATTTACTTTTAGAAAATTTTTAATATTCTGTCTTGTAAAAGCTATATCCTCAAGAGGAAGAGGATTATTTTCTGAAAAGAGTAAATCAGAATAGACACTCTCCGATAAAAAAGATCTTTTCATTATGTATACCATTTTTTTAAATACTTTCTCATCTTCTTCTTGTATACGTAAAAGTAGTGAGTCTATTTCCTTTATTTGATATTTTTCGAGTAGTGCCAGAAAACTTAGTGAAATAGATTCTAGATACAATTTAGCATCCGTGATCTCAGCAATTAAACTCTTCAACCATACATCCTTATTCAATATCTTTAGTAACGTAGGAATTAGTTCTTTTTTATCACTCTTAATTATT